CTATTTGATAATCAATTTTGTGCCCGGATAAATCGTTGAATAGATACTCTTACCATTTTGCGTTGCCAGCGTGTAAATGCTTAGGCCATTTCGTTGGGCGATTGACCACCAACTATCACCGGACTTGACTGTGTAGTACGTGTGAGAAATACTAGTTTCGACGTATTCCAGCGTATTGCTTGCTGGGCCGGTTGCTAGATAACCATAACCATTAAATCGTGGTTGCCGCACCCAGCGATAGCCACCTTGAATGATAGCTTGGTCAGTCTTGACCGTGGTCCCAGCTGGCAATGTCGTGATGACACTTGATGATGTTGACGCACCAGTATGCAACTTAACCGCGGTCTTGAGCGTGTAAGTCTTCTTCTCTTTGACCCACTTAGCGGAATTGTTTGGCTTGGGTTGTGGTGTCGGCTTGACAGGTTGATTACCATAACCGTTTTTAGTCACGCCAGTTAAATCAACATTGCCATCTAATCCCCCAGATTGGTAGGTGCTTGTAAATTGCCACATTGCAATCCCATCCATGCTTGGAAACCAATTATAATCTGGAACAGGCGTTACCAAGTAATCACGATAGGCCGCAATCCATAAACATTTTGGAAAGGCTTTAAGAATGCGGGCCACATTTAAATGAGTGTTAGCATACAGTTTACCCGTATAGAGTAATGGCGTGTAGCCTGCTGCTTGCACCCGTTGTAGACCATAGATTACTGCGTCAGTGTTCCCCTCAACGTTAGTGCTGGCACCATCTTCGTAATCTAAGGCAACAATTGACCCTTTGGGTGTCTGAATCTTCGGCAGATAATAGTCTAAACCAGCCTTTGCGTTAATTAGCGATTGACCAACGCCATACCACAGATAACTGTGGACGCGTAAGCCATGTTGTTTAGCACTAGCTACTTGGCTCGTGTACGTTGACTGATCAATCAGGGTGCCACCATAAGTCCCACCAATTTGAGCAATGGCAAATTTATCGGTGCTATAGCCAAGCTTGCCAGTGTTTCCTTGGAACTTGGCCCAGTCCACCCCTTGATCATGGGTAGCGGCGCTAGCCGGTGCTGTGACGGCAAACGAAAAGGCCGCCAAAAAGGCGACCCCTATGAGGACAGCTTTACTTTTGAACTTCACTAGTATGGTCTCCCTCCGTTTTGGTTGGACTAGTTGGTTGTGTTTTATTGATACTAGTCAGTACAGCTTGGGTAATGGCCGCCGTCTTGGCTGCTTCCTTGGTCGACTTGGCGTTCACAATTGCCCCACTGCTGGCACTGACACCGTCTACCAACCCGGAAGTGGCCGCACCCACAATCAAACCGGCCACGGCACCGTTCAGATAGTTGGTGTCCTTAGTCACAGCTACTGCAACTAGTCCGGCTCCAATCCCAATTCCCATTGAGATAAACGGTAAGTAGCCGCTTGAGACTTTACCAGTCTTTTTAACGGCTTGCACAATCACGCCAATAAAAAAGCTGATAAGCGCTAACTCACCAGCCGTTGCTAAGTTTAAACTTGTAATAATATCCATAATAGAGTTCTCCTTTATTGATAATCAATCCCACCATATTTAGCATGATAGGCGTCGTTCTCAGCTTTTAGTACACTAATTTTAGCCCGTAAGCGGCGGTTCTCTTCCTCTTTTAACCCAATCTGTTCATTCAGCTTGCGCACGGTTTCCTCATGCAATTTTTGAAATTCTTGGTACTCTTGCTTAACCTGTTTAATTTCAAGATTAGCTTCCTGGTTTTCTTTGCGCACCGTATCAATAATGTACTTTTGCATCGAGTTATCATTACGCTTACTTTTGATCCATAAGCCGCCAATCACCCCAATAACGGTACCGGCAGCAGCCAGCAACTGACCCAGACCGGTCAAGTTATGTGTTAACCAGTCAATCATCGTGCCAGCCCCCTCTCATCGCCGTACCGAATAGTAGGAAAATTGCCAGCCCAGCAAAGACCCATGTTAAATTGAAACGGAAATCGAATAGTCCCCGGACAATGAACGCATAGGCCAGTGAACCGTATAACGGGGCAATCATGATTAAACCAACGTTACGAAACAATCGCTTGTCAAGCGAGACGCCGATTAACAACACCAACCCAGCCAATACAAACAGACTGGCAAACCACCAGTCGTCTGAAAAACCGAAACTAGTTTTCTCCCACACCGCAGGTGGCGGCGGGACCGTTACCCGTGGATCATCCAAGTAATTCAAATGGGCGAAGATATATAAGCCACCAATCAGGGTGAATAGGCCGTAACTAAAATAGGACCAATACGCTAAGATACGCTGGCCTAGTCGTTTTAATTTATTGGTCACATTCCATCATCTCCCGTTATTCGGTTGCTGGCGCCACGTAGTCCTCACCAGTGATTTCTTTGTACTGCTCAGCTGTCAAACCTGACCCTACAAACACTTTGTAGTAGCTAGCGTCATTTTGACCCCAAGATTTAAATAGTTGGCATTTTTCATAAACGGTCATTATTCAGCACTCCCTTTACTTAAAGTTGCAATCTTTGTTTCTTGATCCATGACTAATTGTTTCAATTGGCTAATATCCTGTTCCTGTTGCATCAATAATTGTTGTTCAGCCGTTGGTGTTACTGACACTGGCGCTGGCTGGTTATTCTCCCACTCTGCTTGGGAAACACCGACCCAATCAGTGCCCGTCCAAGTCAGTGGATCAAGCAGTCCAGCCTGTGGTTGGACAAAGGTTGCGTTAGCTGGCAGATCGGCAGTATCACTGACAATACCAATACGGGTTAACTGCTTAGATGTCTGATCGTAATAGAATACTTGCTTCATTTTATCGCCTCCTTAATTGATAACAATGCCGTCAAAATGAACCGCATTGGTTACAGCACCGCTCACACTGACCAGCCAAAAGTCGCCCTGGCTATTGAGCGTTCCAATGGCGTAATTCCCACCAGCTTGTCCGAGAATGAAGACCTTTTCATCACCGCCAAAGTCAGCAATGCTATCAACGGCAATGGTGGCAGCTTTCACTGGCTGGGTGTTTGAGAAATTGTTTGGTACAACATAGCCCTTGAGGTAAATTCCTGATGCCGTTACTTTGTAATAAAGCCTACCAGTGATGGGGGCATACGTAGTTGCTGTCAACCAACCAGTATCGCTATTCAACGAATCTAAATTCTTATTCATATCGGTTGCCCAAGTGCTTGACAATGGGTCAATTTTAATTAATTTTGAAGCCATAGTTATTTCCTCCTTAATTTTCAGTGAATATCGTGTTCAAACATTGAACGCCAATGGTCGCCGCACTACCACTTGATAAATAAACCCACTTACCTGTTGATGATAGGTTGACGGTTGCCTTAGTCACATCAAAATCGGGTAAAAGCTGTTTTAATTGCGCAAGCGAAAATTCAAACACTACGGTGTGGTTTCCCTTGACATCGGCTGTTAACTTTAATGCGAAGACATCTGGGACGCCATAGCATGGCTGTTCTTGTGGAATACCAGCCCCTCCGTAATACCCATAAGCAACGAAACGTGGCAAGTCATTGCCAGCTAAATGTTCAACACTAAATGGCACCTGCAAACCATTTAAGTCGGTCGTCGCCAAAGTTTCAGTCGTGACAACGTTGTTGTGAGCAAGTTGGTCCTTAAAGGTATCAGTCGTGATCAAATTTTTGGCTTCGATTTGTTCTTGTAGTGAGTTGAAACTTGCTTGTAACGTGTTATACTGCTCAGTTAAAGCGTTCTTAGCCGCTGTTAAGGTCGTGTAATTATCACTCCATTCCTTAACAGCATCACTAAACTTCTGGGCCCACTCATCAAGTAATTTTTGATTGCTTTTTTCAAATTCTTGTGACTGATTATTAATCGCATTAAATTCATCGTTAAACTTCTGCTTCCACTCATCTAACAATGCTTGACAATCAATACCAGTTTGCCTTAATTTGGCCTCTGCCTGATTCATAATGTCTTCAATCGGTGTAATATAATCCGCTGGGATTAAGCCAGATATAACTTTGTCAGCCAGCACTGTCATGTCAAATTCTAGGGTGGCAACGCTGTCGCCATCACGCATGATACGAAAAAACGCCTGCACATAGCTACCAGCTATGGCAAACGCTTGTTTTGGCATATCGAATCTAAACTGTCCCGTTAGCGGGTCTAAAATGACACCATCCCAATTATCATAAATACGAGTTGTTTTATCGGGTAACAAGCCCTCAAAGACAATATTGCAACCCGTCAAATTAAATGGCGTCCGATCGTCATTTAGCATATTAACAAACACTTGCCGCATGGCATTTTCATACTGACGAGCCTGAACCCAATTTGAGGTGCTTTTAGCAAAATCGATTTTAAAATTTTGAATATCTTTAACTAAATCCCGGCGATCCTCGCCGATGATAAAAGTTAATTCCATTTAAATCACTCCTTTTTACGAGTTGCCAACATCGGTGCCGTTAATCTGAATCCAATGCCCCCACACAGCCGGTGCCCCAGATTTCTGTCGAAAATACATCTCACTGGCATTGGTATATAAATGTTGCGTGATGACATCACCAAATTTCTCTTGATCGAGGGTGCCATACCGTTCGAACCCTTGAATTGTCTTGGGACCATTCTTCCAAGCCAGCATGCCACCAAAGCCATAGTGACCAGAAGTATTGAGAATGTTTAAGTCAACATTAGCCACATCCAGTTCTTCGACCACGGTGGCAATATCTTCGTTGGCTAAGCGATATTCGTGTTCAAAGCTCCCCGATTCAAACATCACGTTGCTAATGGTATATGTCGCAGCGCTGTTATCAAGGGTGAACCTTAGTCGGTCACCAGCAATCACATCACGTGGTACTAGCAACACGACGGAAACATGTTGTTTCCCATTAATAAACTGCTGGTCAAAAGCATAAGCCGACCAAGCACCACCACCCAAAAAGCCAACAAACAGCTGGCCATTATCAGCCTGTTGCACGTCAAGGTCAAAGGTCAAGCGAGTCACGGTGCCTTGCTTTAAGGCACCTAAAATGCGGTTCGACAAATCGTATTCAGCCACAATTTGCCCAGTCTTATTTTGACCAGTAAACGTAAATGGCTGATTACTACCAATGACATAGTTAACGCCGCCTTTAGTGGAGTCTTCGAACGCGCCGACGATGCGATAAGGTGCCGCTGGGTTATTCAGCCAGCTGTCATCAGAGCCATAAGTCATTAAGGTTACTGGTCGATCATAGTCCGCTAATGTCCATGATGGGGCACCGTTAGGCGCATAGAAAGCCTCATTGCGATTGATAACAATCTTAGAACCAGAACTGTCCAAAATAATGAAGTGAATTTTAGAAACCCCTTCGTTATTAGCCATGTGCAAGTTAACGACAGCCTTAAAGCCACTTTTCTGCCCATAGGGCACGTAGTAATAATATTCCAGCCCTTGTCTTGGATAGAGGTCATTAACCCCATCTTTGAGCGGTACCATTGGCAATGACGTCCGAAAGTTAGCGACACCACTGGCTAATGTGGCTGGGCTATAGTAAGCAATAGCCTTTTGCACAATGTCACTGGGCTGTTGATTTTGTTGGTCCAATGGCAGAACTGTGAAGTGTTGTGTTCGGGAACCGTCACTAGCGGTCACTGACTGTTCGTTTTGCCAATGAACACCGTCCGCAGACTCCATGCGCCAACTCGTATATGTTTCGAAGCCATCAGCATAACAGTATAGCCGCCCGTCAGCGACAATTAGCGATGGGCCTTCGCAATGTTGGGTAAAGGGAATATCAGTGACATAGTTAAACGGCCCTTCAAACTGATCTGCTTGATAGAGCTGAATCTTGGGACTATAATCGGCCAGCCCGTAGTGATAACCATACTTCATCGCTAGCCACCACTTGCCATTGTAATAGGTAGCGGTTGGGTCAATATTATTCTCGTACTCATTATGACTGCGATAGGTCATCTTGTGCCAAGGCGTAAATTTAAGCGTGTCAGTATCAAGACAACATTGATAAATGCAGTAATCAGAACCACTATTCCAAAAGCCGTTAGTGCCACCAGTCCCCATTAAATAGAGCTTATTACCGTCAACAACCCATTCTGGGGCCCAATTAACTTGTCCTGGAATAATTTCAGGTAGCTCAAGCTTAGTAAAGTTAATTAGGTCTTCGGAATAGCAAGCCCCCCAAGTATAAGCCAACCAAAACTTACCATTAAACCAAGTAATGCTGGGGTCCCGAATGGTGCCCACGGCTTCAACCTTAGATTTGTTAATCGGATTAAAAGTTAAGTAATCGTTTGTCCAATACAGGTCAAGCGAATTAAAATTATTGCCACCAAAGGCTGAGACAATTGCTTTAAATGGGTAAGGTTGTGCAATCGTATATTGCCCAGTTTGGTAATCCTGTAGAACCGTCCGCAAGGCAACTTTAATGGCTTCAGAATCAGTCCCCATAATGATCCGATTAATACGGGCTTGTAAGGATTCTGCCTGTTCTTTTAAGCGCTCAACTTGTGTTTTATTTTGCTCGGATAACTTTTCATCAACTCCATCATTGATAGTGGCTAATTCTTCAAGGATTCCATCATACTTCTGTAAGTATCCCTGAATTATCGTAAAGTTATTCGCTAACTTTACGTACCAGCTATGATCAAGCGGTAGCTTTGTTAATTCATCAGTTGCTAGTTTATCTTGTTCCACTGTCGTTCACCTTCTTCCACGTTATCTTCCCGTTATTATCAATAGATGGTTCCCAGATACTACCATCAGGAGCTGTTAATTGATGTCTAATTTTAAGCAACGCATCGACTTCTTGTTTAGTGTAGTAATCAGAAATATTGATATCTGGGATTGGCGGTTTATTAGTAATATCTTCCCATTTGATTGGGAACCGCCTGCTAATAATAGTAACCGCATCGGTTACTATTTTTACCGCGTTTTTCAATGCAATACTCATTAAATTTCACCTAGCTTATTTAATTTATCGATCGTATCATCATCAGTGATTAAATCGCCATCTTGTAGGTCACCTAACGCTGCCTGTAATTGAGTCATTGTTTTACCAACGTTATCATGAGCATTAGTAATGTGTTTAAACATGGCGACATTAATATCATTGACTGCCAGACTAGCATTATCAAACGTAATCGTTGGTAGTGAAAACTGATTAAATGGATTACGTTCGTAACCGTTAAGCGCTACAGTAGTTTGCCAATCAAGGGTAGGCATGATTAATTCAACAGTTTCACATTGCCTAATAACAACATCCCAAGCGGTAGTAGTAAGCGTTGCAATTGGTTGCGTTTGAACTGTTTGTCGAGCATATTCAGTCATGGATCCTTGATCAGTAAAACGCTCATCACTGAGGGGATCACCACGTTGCAATCCCCATTTTTGAATACTAGTATTGTCACGATAAGTAAAATCAACTTGATACTTAGTTTGTGAGTCGTTAGTGCCACTGTCTTGATCAATTGGCTTACCCAAACAATGAACTTCATTAACCAGGCTAGTAGTATCGAGGGATAACTTAACGTCTTCAACATCATGTTGGTAAAACAATGTATCAATAACAGGCTGCTGTTTTAGATATGTTGCACTATAAAAAATAATTTGTTGGTTATTAAGAACATAACTGGCATCAAATTTACTGGTATAATCTTGCAGAAATTTATTGAATGATGAATTACCAAGATTTTCAACTTGAATTCTAGGAAAATCACCAATAAATTTAGCTGTCACCCCTTGGTCGTTATTAGCGAGCATAAAGTTGACTGCATCAGCTAATCCGTAGGTTAGTGTCCCAGTTCTAACATTATCCTGGCGTACATTATTGGCCAATCGGTAAAACAAGTGACTAGCTGTTACCTCATAAATTGACACTCCACCAGAAACCGTCTTGGTACACTGAGTAATAACATAGCTTTGCCCATCATATTGGACAACGTTCTGTACATCTAGTAGTTGAATAGCTTGTTCGTAAGCCACACTATCAGTAATGGCAAATGTTACTTGCCACGTTTCGTTGACCGTCCAAGACTCTTTAAATGTTTCTTGCAGGTCAGCCAGTGGCAACCGTTCTCTCTGCTGGTTAAGCCGATCACTGATAGTTAGCTTAGGATATTGGGTCATCAATTTAGGTACTTAAAATAGAAGCTAACAGTACAATTCAAATCTTGACAACCAGTAATCTTGAAATGATTGTTACCGCTGGCTAACCGGATAATACCGTTGTCAGTATTAATCCCAGCTGCTTGCCCATTAATTTGTGGATTTACGCCAATTAGCTTAAACGTATCTCCAGTTGTTAATGGTCTCGTACATGTAATCGCATCGCCAGTCGTTGTGTTAGCAATTGTAGGCGAACCAGTACCGGTCAATGTAATATCCAAATAATCGCCCTGTACCAAGGGATCAACTGGTAGTTCACCAATATTATTGATATCAAATTCAGATATGCTGAATACATAATTTACTGTATCAGTCGGTAGTCCCAAGCCAATATTCGGCATCTCGTTAATATGAGTTGACGGCATAATACTTTGTGCAACACCAGTAAAGTTATTTAATGTGACAGTGATCATCATCATCTTGTCACCATAATATTCAGCAGTAATTGTCTTTTCACGAACGTGATACATGCGACCACCACCATTGTCAAAGGCAACCCAATAATTATGACGTCGTATTAGAAAGTTTGACAGTGACTGGAAAGTTAGCTTTTCATCAGCATCGCCGTGGCAATAGGAAATGAACTTCAAAACTAGATCACGTTGATCCAAGCGGCTACTAGCAAGCTGTTGGCCATCGCGTGTACCTGCAGTTCGATAGGTATCGGCGATTACTGGTGGCAACCAGTCAAAATCAATTAGATACACGTTACTTAAATTGGGATCATCAAAAATTGATTGCCAGGCTTGACCATCTTCACTCAAGGTGAGTTCAATCGGGTCAAAACTCAACGGGTTCGTATATTCGCCAAATAAATAAGCGTGCGGTTTATCCGTACGCTCTGAAAACACTTGCATATTAACCTCCTAACTGTTCTGCATTCTGAATGTCTGAGCGTCTTTTTGACGCAGCTTTGCAGCTAAATCGTCCAGTAACTCTGGCTTCTTATCAGCGATGATTTGCAACAACGAATTAGCTTGCCGCAATAATAAATTGGTCTCGGCATTATCATCTTCATGATTGTTAGTAGTCTGAGTTGAGATGGGTTGAGCACGCATCGTTGTGTCCATCGCCTTAGCTAATAATGGATAAGCTGTGACATCATAAGGGTTAATCACAAACTCATGGTGTTGGCTATTATCACCCACGATTACAGTTTGCTCGTCAAAGACTTCGCCACCATGAGCAAATCGGCGATGACCTTGTGGGCCACTATGCAGCCAATCAACCTTTGGAACACCCCAAATAACGGTGTGTCCAATACTGTTTCGCCAATCAGAATTATTGAAGAAAGCTAATAGCTCATCGAGCGGATTCATCCGATTAGTATGTCCTGGCATCGCAAAAGCAGCAAATGTCCCTGGTGTGAATTGTAGAATCCCACCAGCTTCATTACCGCCGCTATTGCCATCGTGAATAGTTTGAATCACAGACTTACCACCAGACTCACTCATGATAGTCGCTTGCAAAAGCTCACTGAAACCTGCCGGAAGACTATCAATGTGCATCATTTTGGCGGCTTTCTCAATTAAACCTGGATTGTAGTGACCAGCCTTACCGTCAGATACTTCCAGTGACTTTTTGGTACTATTTAACATTTCCTTGAACTTATCAACTGCTATGCTTGATAGCTTGTTAATGGTGCCACTAGCTAATTCGCCAAAACTAGCTGCCCCTTTAAATAAGCCATCAGTGGCTTTATGCAGTAGCTTGGAAATATTACCGAGAGGATCTTTGAGAAACTTCTCAACAGCCTCGGCCTTGTCACCAATCCATGAGCCAACGTCAGATAGCTTACCTTTAGTCCAATTAATTGCATCGCCAACAATCCCACCGTTTGCGTAATGATCGACCCCGGCAGATGCCATAATAGAAGCTGTTTCGTCACCATTGTATACTCGTGTGCCAACTGGTAAAGGTAGCACTGCATTACGTTGATGCGTCATCTTGAGTTCACCAGAAGGTAGTTGTAACAGTTCCTTCCAGTTCTGACCGGCACCATCGTTAACCATCGATAGACGAGTATGCACGACACCACCTTGAGAAAACTTCACTGGCTCCAAGTGGTGAACATTAGTTTTATGTCCAGTAAAGAATTTCCAAATCGAATCAATCCCATCAACGCCAGCATTAATAACACTCAAAACACCGTTAATACCGTCTTGGGCGGCCTGCTTGATACCTTTCCAGATATTACTGAAAAAGTCTCCTAATCCCTGCCACATACCGTGCCAAACAGTGCTAATGGCATCTAATACTGATGAAATTATATCGTGCATTCCGTTCATGTAAGCTTTAATCGCTTGCGATAGGGCTTTCCAAATATCTGAAAAGATGTTTTTGATATCTCCCCAGACTTTACTCCAGTTACCATGAATAATATCAAGGACAGTCTGAATAACGTCAGAAATGACATTCATTGCCCCGATAATTAGTGGCTTAATCACATTCCAAACAGATTTGACTACCGTGCTAATAACATTCCAAGCAGCTTTCCAGATTGCTTTGATAATATCCATTCCGGCTGATATAAGGCCTTTAATCACAGCCATGCCTATATCAATAATCGGCTTAATAATCGTCCAAGTTTCTTTTACTTCAAGTGATAGATAACCCCAGGCAACTTTCCAGAGTGCGCTTACCACAGCCATGCCAAGCTTAAGAACTTGCTGGACCATCTTAATCCCAGCAGAAACCACTGGTTCAATCTCTTTCCAGACTGACTGAATGGATTTAACCGCCTCTTTGAAAAAAGGACCAAATGTCTTTTTGATCCACGTTACAGCATTACCAAGCCACTTAGTAGCATCCTTATACCAAACTTTGATTGTATCAACAAGCCCGTTTACGAACTCACGGAACTTTTTATTATGCTTATACAACTCAACTAAAGCTAACACGATTGCCGCAATAGCTGTAATCCAGATGGTGAACGGCACTGCTTTTAGTGCTGCTCCAAATGATGATAGAACACCAGAACCGCTCTTTAATGAAGTCGCAAACTCAGTTACTGGCTTACCAAGATTCTTTAGGCCAGTAGTTATTTTTAAGTTATCGTTAATAGACTTGATACCGCCAATGAATTTGCTAACATTTTTCAAAACAAACGCTCCGGCTAGTATTTTCCCGAAAGTTTGAATGGCTGGTCCATTACTTGATAACGACTTTAAGCCATTAGCTAGACCACCAACTGATTTTGATGCATCTTTACTGTGGTTTGATACTCGTCCAAGAGGATTAACTACAAATCCAAGTACCGAAACCACATCATTAATAGCCGCACCCATAACTTTAAACGCGATAGTCAGACTACTCTTAACAATACTGCCAAACTCTTTAATATTACCAGCGTTCTTGGCAAGCCAAGCTGAAAGCTTGTTGACTGACTTACCAGCGTTTTCAATCATCTGATCTAAGGAATTTGTAAATCCCTTGCCAGTGAAATTATCGCCAGCAAAGGCTTTAGTAACCGTAGCAAATCCTTTATTTACCTTATTACCTAAGTCTTTAAATAAATTCTCAGTATGACTCTCAGATACCCATTTAGAAATGGTGCCAAAGATTGGGTTCTGTGCTTTGAGTAGCGGTTCTTCAATTTCACCTAGAAGTTTTGGCATTTGTGCTTTAACTGTCCGTTGCATACCGGTCATAGTTTGTAGCATATTATCCGCGGCTTCACCATACTTATGATTCCCTAATTCAGTAAACACACTTTCCAGGTCTTTACCAGTGATTCTTCCTTGGCGAGCCATGTTACGCATTCCTGCAACGGTTGTATGTTCATGCTTGGCAAGTGCTTCATCAATCATTGGAAAATAAGCACCTATCTGATTTAATTCACCGGCAGATACTTTACCAGTAGCTAACCCATGCACCATATCCTGGGTTACTGACTTCATTTGATCACCAGTTAGTCCAACAGCATCACCCATATTTAGCATGGCCTTTGACAGGTCGTCAGCTTCAGACTTACTGGAGTGTAAATGATAGAATCCTTGTTCTAGCTCGTTCACTAGACTACTAGCTTGACCAGTCTTCTTGCTTAAATCATTGATTGTGCTGACCATACCTTTGGCTTGATTAGCTGACCCAGTTAAAGTTGTCCATGTTTGTAACATAACCTGCTGTTCTTTGTCAAAATCATAGCCGGCTTTAGTGGCTTCGATAATGCCATCTTTTACTTTGTCATAAGCTCCGTACAATGCATTACCAATAAATGTGCCTTCAATAATGTCACGTAATCGGTGGCCGTTTTCACGTGTCTTTTTGGCGCTTTCATTAAATTTTTGAAACCCCTTACTGAAGCCATCTTTTACTTTTAGCAGCAATAAATGTTCCTTGGGAATTTGCTTAATTCGCTCGCTGAGATGTTTGAACATATTGGTGAACTTATCCTTAGCACGCAAAAACACGGAGCGCTCCTTAGGAACGTCCCGCACTTTGCGTGAGAAGAGGCCAATATTTTCATCGTTGATTTTAGACTTTAATGTCGTCATAACATCATGTGGAATCTCTTTGAGATGGTCAATTAGGCCGTTAATCTTTTCACGGATTGAGTTGCTTGAATTAGTGACTTGGTCTTTATACTCATTAAAGTTAGCTTTGGCTTCGTCCATCGCTTCCTTCTGCTTGGAAGCGTAGTTACGCCATTGTTCACCGCTTTCGCTGACCTTAGAACCCATACTAGTAGCAGCACGAACGGCTTCACCCATCGCTTGACGAGCGTTAGCAACCCCTTGGCTAATCTGATCCATAAATTTCCAAACAAATGTCTTCTCAACAACTGCACTCATTAATCGGCCTCCTCTCTGTCAGCCTTGGCTTCCATTAGTTTTCGATACATAGTCATTTGGGGCGTATCTGGTTGCCGTTCCTCAACAGTTCGAAAATCAGTTAGCTTGTTAATTTCATTTGTAATCTGCTCATCTGAACGTTCTACTACCTCATCCAACGGCTGATTAAGTTCAACCCCATAAGTTGCTTGTGGCATTAAACGAGCGTGCATCTGCTCGCGTTGCTGATTAAGCACGTTAACCTGATAGCCATGCCAAACAGCTTTAAACTCAGCCGGCGTTAACTGTTCTAATTGTTCCGGAGTTAAGCCGGCACTTCGGGCGTAACTAATTGCGGTGTACCAGGTTGCAGAACTTTGTTCAGCTTGTTCAGTTGTGTTTGTAGTTGTTCCATGCCCAATTGATCCTTGTTGTATTGGTCGCTGCCCTCTTTTTCCGAGTCCAACTTCTTCTGCATGATATCCAGGATCTTGTTGTATCCTTTGACAAAACTGGTAAGCTTCCGCGCTAAAAAATTATCAGCATGTAAAGATTGAATGATATCAGAATAAGCAGCGTTAGTCTTGTCATCGTCAGCAAAGATAGTGTCTTCAAGTGCTTCCACTACTTTGTCACGACTAGGCTGTGAACGTTTAAAGTAAGCCAACGCGTAATAGTAGGCATTCACAATTTGATCTGGGTCTTCGTCTAATAAGCCATCAACAAGGACGTCAAAGCCGTCGCGACCGTTTTCACTGAGTTCTTTCTTTACTTGGTTAGCGAACGCATAGTTAAGCTTAGGGGTACAAGTAGTGCCATCAATCATTAAGTTTTCCATAGTCTAAATTTCCTCCATTATTTCCCGGTTTGTGGGGTAGTATTAGTGCCAGTATCGGTGTTGGTTGTTGTGCTGCCACCAATATCAGTATTGTGAGCGAAGTCAAACATCTTTAACCCGTCGGCTAATAGTTGAGGGTCAATTTCAGACACATCTAATACACCATCTTGAGTATTGCCATCAATGTTGTAGGTGATATTAGCATGTAACAAGTTGTTAACTGCTTCGGTTTCGGGCAATCCATTAGGTTTCGCCATACCAAACTCAGCTGGTACGGACTTAACTTTGCCATTGGCGTCTAAAGTTGCTTCGTTGAAGTCCATACGCCAAATACCCACTGCGATATCTTTTTCAACCGCCTTCTTAAGTCCATCATGGATTTTATCGCCAATTATCCAATACGAATCAACGACAAAAGTCTCAGTTCGTGCCCCAGACGTATGGACCACACCTTGTTTCAAGTTAACAGCCGAACTTGCACGCGTGTTAGTGGTACTAGAAGCAGCTTGTAATCCCAACATTTGAATCAGAGTTGCTTTATCATCCCATGGGAATTTAATCCCGTATAAAATTTTGTCAGCGCTTTTTGTTTGTAGCTTTAATCCAGCCATATAGTGTTTCCTCACTTTCCATAAACGAAAATATCAAATAAATAAGCCAATCGAGTTAACGGTCGGCCTTCTAAACTGTTATCACTTAATTTACGCATTGACGAGCTGTCATACTTAGATGGCCATTCGGCTAGTTTAAATCGTTGCATAGCATTGGCAACTTGACGGCCTAATGCGTATGCTTGACCAACATTAGCTACATCAGTATAGACATCGACAGCCACAGTGCCTAAGAAATAATCCAAAACTTTAATATCAGTTTGCTCTTGCTCATTCTGCAAGCTGACAACTATCTGTGGGAACTTAGTTGGCCGCTGCTGGCCGAAATCATATACTGGAACGTTCAATGTTCGCAGGCATTGTTTAACGCTTAATAGCAGGTCTTCCTCTGGTGACATATCAATCACTCCCCAATACTGCCAAACGCATGATACGCTCGAATTCATTATCAAGCCTCATCGCGATTTTCTCGCCGGTAGGCTTCATAAACGGTTCGGCAGCCATTCTATAGGTGCCGTATTCTACATAGACACCATAGTAATCAACGCCGTCTTGACTAGTTAGTGGCTTCTTACTACCGCTACCAGCAATAGCTGCCAATGCCCGCTTCTGATCTGCGACTGTTGCCATTGGCATAACAGATACTGACTTACCATCGTCACTAATCTTGATCTCTAGCGACCCTTGCAAGGTACCCGTTGGCTCGTAACCAGACTTACCATGTCCAACTTGTGTGCGCTCTAAGCCTTGTGCAGCTTCTTTTTCGCGTGCACCAGCATTCTTGATAAATGCTTTGCTGAGTGCAACAGCTCGTTGATATTCCTTATTGGCTTCTTCTATAGCCTCTGGCATACCATTGTGTGCAAGCCCTCTGGCAGTCTCAAATAATTGGTTAAAATAATCAACGTCAATCGAGAATGTAACGACAGGTATTTTGTCATAGTTATTCGCCATGTAGTATCACCTCGTTATGAATAATGTAGAACGCCGTTTGCTTATCATGCTGACTAACTTTTTGAATCTCATGCACCGTATCGTTATCACCTTCAACATATTCACCATCAAGGCCAATCGCGTCGGCCTGATAACGTCCATAAACACGAATAACCGTTGCGTTGTACACTGTGCCATTTGGGGCAAATGTTAAATTGACCTGTTGCATATTAGCTGGCACTACTTGGCTTTGATAGCTCGCTTGATGATTAAGGCCGTCGGGGTCTTCATCAAGAAGCCTAGTTAACAAATGAACTTTATCCGGATAGCGCATATTATCACCAACCAATCGCAGTAGCACCACGAGTAGTATTAGCTTGACCATCAATCCAAGCTTGTAGGTCTGGGTAATAAGGCGCTAGATCGTTAACGTTGAACTGAAACGACAAACCTTCTTCAGTGTGAGACTTCTCACCTTCGTTATGAAACTTATTGAACTTAGTTACGGCCAAATTCTCTACAATGTAGTCTAATCCTGATGGCAAGTCTGGAATTCTAACCGAACGGCCCAGATATAAAACAATGGCTTGCTCTGCATGATCAATATATAGTGTCAGCCGTTCTTTTTCACTATCGGTAGGAGTAATACCTAGTAGAGTAATGACGTTTTCTAATGTCTTATCACTGTCCTGTGTGCCACTCATAGAATGCCTCCTGACTATTTACCGGTTTGTGGATCAGTCGTTGTTGACGGTACGATAGCATCAGCACTAGTTACAAACTGCGCCATCGGGATCAACTTGTGATCGTAGACTTTTGACCAGTTAGTACCATCAGCTAAGTCAGTCATTGAAGGATAAGTTTTGCCTGGGTTTTTGGCAACAAAGTTACTTTCATTCCAAGATAAACCTTGTGGTGCAAAAACAAACCGACGACGGTTAACAAGATAGTCTACCCCGTGGTTTTTTAACGGATCACGATTAGTTTCAACCGCATTAGTGACTGGCAATTCAGAATAGCCAACCGCACCTTGAGCAAATAAGTAACTCGTGTACTTGCCATTATCGACTGGTAAGCTATCGTCAACTACAATTTGGACGCCTTTAATTTTGTCGCCGGCATCAGGCGCTTGAATTGCAGTTGGCACATTACTATTGCCATTTAAGACGAAGGTTGAGTTATTCTTAGCGTCAACTAGGTTGGCATCTTGTAATTGACGGAGAATATCAGAATGAACTGCTACAATGGCCAAGTCTTTATACCGATCTCCCAATAAGAAGCGGGCCTTGTTAAAGTTCTTTAAGCTGAACGTTGTGTCAGTCTTATCAGTAGTAGTGTCTAATTGATTGACACCTTTCATGCTGGTTGAACTAAATACCCCTGTAAGAGTTTGTAGTAAGAGCTTTTCATAGACGTGTGACCAATAGTCGCTGACTTGATCGCCAATAGCACTTAAGGGGTCGGCTCCTGATAGTTCAGCCGACAAGTCAGTTGCACTCCAAGCTTGATCAAAGCCTAATTTGCGGGCTTGCGCTAAGTCAGTAGTAATCTTGTTGACTAATAGGTCCGTTGTGTCATCGGGCACTTGCGGATCGTCGTCAGCTAGTGGCTTAAACAATGGCATGTTGGCCACTTTGCCAGCACCTAATAATGCTGCAATTTGTGGAACGTTTTGAACGACGCCACTCGTAAAGAAAGCGTTGTTTTGTGTTGATTTTTCAGCTAAATAAGCCCCCCAGTTTTCAGGGATTTGCATATCACTTAATTGGGTAATATTTCCGTTTGCCATAATTCATCTCTCCTTATTTTCCAACATAAAACGGCTGGCTAATGGGTTGGGCACTAGCAATTAATTTTTGAGCCTGTTCTTTGTCGGTATTATAAATTTCAGTTTGTTTTGTTAAATTCCAGCCATCTTTAGACCATGGATTATCAGTCCCTGCTTCTAGTGTTGAAGTATTGTTACTCCCAGTAGTGACGGCTTGCTTACCGGCCAATAACTTTTCAGTAGCCGCTTGAACTTGATCATCAACATATTTTTGTAATAAGCCTAGATTATCGTTTGTTGCATCTTCATCAGCACCCATAACTAGTGGTAACATATCAGGGCTAATCCCCTTGTCAAGCAACATTGACTTGGTCTTGTATTCCTGAATCTGAGTTGCTAATTCTTGATCGTGTTTAGCCATATCAGCCTCGCGTTGTTTACGATCAGCTTCAGCCTTTTGTTCAGCGGTCATTTTAGCCCGTTCTTCGGCCTGCTTTTGCGTATCAGCCAACTGCTTTTTAAAGTCAGCTTGCTGTTGATCAAGTTTCTTAGACCATTTAGCGTGCTGTTGACCAATCAACTCATCAATTTTAGCTTGTTGTTCATCAGTAAATGTCACTGGTTCATCAGACGGCTTACCACCTTCGGGGTTGGTTTCCGGATTCTTTGGTTCTTCACTCATTAGATAACCTCCATTTAACGTCTGTCGACTCAATTCGTTTAACGCCCGTCGGCTAAAAAGGTGCATAAAAAATAGACCTTTTAATGCCATGTCCAGGGCAATCAAATATTAATTAAGTTCACTTAAGACATCTTTGTAGTCCATTTGTACCGGTATTACATTGCAATGACAACGTGGGTGCAGTGGGGGAACGTTCATTCCCACCACAGCATCTTTGATCTCAACAATTGTTCCATCATGACCCTCACAGTATCTGCAAATATGAGGATTATCTCGGGTAACAATCTTTAGCTTGGTAAAGCCTAAATTATTGTATTGCTTGGCACATTCCCGCGTCTGAGTTGCTTTGCTCTCAGTAACTAAAATACGCTCCATATCAGCCTTAGTTGACATGTAGCGCTTTTGCATTGCTGTTTCCCATAAATCTTCATTTGGATTAGGCTTGCCAGCAACGCCTAGTTCTTGTGTAACCGTTTTGCTAATGGACTTAGGGTTGACATGATTTTGCATTTGGAACTTGATAATGTTGTCTAAGTCAATCGATAACTTATTAGCGTGCTTAAAAATTAAGTCTAGTGAGGTATTCTCAGGCTCATTTTGAGCGGCAACTCGATACAATGCACGACGTCTAAGCTGTGTATTGTAGCCGCCTAGGCCATTACCAGTTAGCTTAGTTACCTGTTGAACGATCTCTGCCTGTTTAGCTTGAACTAACTTATTAACCTTTAGTCCCATGTTGGCGACATTAACGCGTGCTTGAGCCTGAGCTACATCTAGATTAGTTTTGTAAGGTAGATTATTTAATAGCGTGGCTAAAACTTGTTCTTCCTCACGATTAGCACTCTGCTTTAACTCAAGTACTGCATCGGTTAACTCTTTAATGTCTGCGTCATCAGCATTATCTTGCCAGGTTACATTTTTGTGCAGAAAATAGGTTAAATTTTTAACCTGTGAATGATGCGAACGTTCAATAATACTAATCAACTGTTGGAATACCGGGTCCTTAACATCTAAAATCTTTGCTAAAGCATGGGTCAGTTTATTAATGTCCATAATCAGCCTTCTTTCATGGCAAACCGTCGTTCTCTGTTGTAGCCTCACTGTTACTCATTGAGGGGGCAGTAGCTGGCTTTCCGGTTGCAAATATATTACCCAGTCCACCGTCACCTTGAGCGTAGTTATCGTCATCTTCCTTAGCAGCACGTATGCCTTCCTTAATACGTTCTGCTTCAGTATCAGCATTGATTCCAGTGATTGGTTCAGCCATATCACGAATAGTTTCGTCACTGAATTTGCCAGTACCATTTAGCAACTGTATAAGTTGTGCGGTCGCATCATCATTCTTAGGTAGATTTGGCATAAAGTTTGCTTTAATCATTGTATTCCAGTTGCCAGCACTAATTTGGTTGAGTGTTTGCCAGTAGTTAACACAAGCATTGAGGCGCGCATGTAAGCCACGTTTAAACAACGTTTCCTGTAGCTTGCGTTCTTGATCACTTCCCCATAGTTTATAAGACATAGCCACACCAGATGCGTTAGAAGCAAAGTTTGGATCATTAACATTAGGTGTGTTTGTATACTTGTGAATTTCGTTAATAAGAAAGTTCGTATACGTTGACCAGCCAGATGCATCATACTGCTTAGTTAGATACTTAGCATCAGGTTGAATAATATGCTTAGATGTTGAACCAACACCGCCACTTGCTGCAAATGGCTCCAAATACCACATGTGATTTTTAGGATCAACGTTTGGATGAGCTGATTCAATGATAATCGGCTGGCCGTCTTGGCCTATTTTTTTATTACCATTCTCGTCCAGCAAATACTTAGGTTCTGTCATATTAGAGAACTTACCAGTCAAGACGATATTGGCGTTGTTGAAATCTTCCTGAAAGTCAGCCATCATCGATACACTTTTGTCCAGTGCATCTAGTTGGTCTAGTTCAGGTTCCCAATCGCCTAACCGCTCATCATTATTGCGATACTCGGTTAAGGGGACAGTATCAAAGAAGTGTGGCAATGTATCATCCAAGACTGCATTGGCAACGGGTGAATTAGTTTGAGGCAAGCCACCCTCACTATGGAAGGTAAAAAGCCGACTATCAGTATAGACCTCATAGTGTTCTACCAATTGATTATCTAAGATACCAGTCTGATAATAACGGACACCAACTAGTGGCTTGTGATCGACAGTATCATCATAGATTACAAATGCTTGTTCAGGATCAACTCGAACTAGTCCTAGATTAGTCACTCCGTTTTTAACGTAGACGAGATCATAAGCTCGACCAGTGATTGATAAGTCCTTCGCTAGCTGCTGGTTGACATAGTCTGCATTCGTATTAGTGGTAAAAGTGTCCAATACATTTTGGAACTTTTGTGCCTGACTATCATCTACCTCAGTGTCATCTTGTAGCTTTAATTGAATAGGATTACCTATTAAATAGCCAACTCGAATGCTTGTCATATAACGAGCGAACGCTGCCGCTACTCGATTGTTAGCATGGTAAGGATTGTTACTATCCGCTTGCTTTTTAATCGCGTTATTAGCTTGGTAGTAATCATATAATGTTTGCAGTCTTGATACTTGATGATTCTGATGATGGTTAATAAACTGATAGACAATCTTCATCAGCTCTAATGGCTGTTCTGCAACTGCTGTGTATGTGCCAACTGGCATCGTGTAATCCCGATTGGCTTCACGATCAAAGCGTCGCTTTCCATAAATACTATTAATAATCACTCACTCCCATCTGGCGGCCAATCGCGTATTGTTCGTCCCATTTAACACCTAACGAGCCATCATAATCTCCCATATATTGACGAACTGCATAACGTAATGCGTCAATTGCGTGGTTATCTTGGTCTTTAGGCTTACTTAATGTATTGCCCATCCGATCACTGTCGAAAACATAACTATTCAACTCACGCCACAGGTTTTTACATTTAGGGTGAACATGAATTTGATATTGCCACAATTGATCAATGCCAGCCTCAACTGGCGTTTTCACGACGCTATCCGCATTGGTAATTCCTAAATCATTTAACTGAGCGGTTCGCTCGGAATTTGCACTATCTGCGTATATCCTAGCTCGCTCATAGCCATTGACTTTCAACCATTCCGCAATATGTGGTGTCGTTTGATGGTAGGTATACATCTCGTCGTAAACCCATAATTGCTTATTGCGTACATCAACAGCAACGGCCACAAAAGCGTTAGGATCATTGCTGAAGCCATAGTCCAGGCCAAATCCTGTTTGCCCACATTCTTGTATTTTGTCCATAGCGTTAAACTCAATTTGTTCAATGTTATCTTCAAATACCAGTCCTTCAGCTACGCCCCAATCGCCATCAACAACTGTTTTAGCTCGCCTGGGGTTAGTTTGGTATAAACTATAGAGTCGCTGCTTATATTCGTCAGAGACGAACTCATTGCATCTAACGGTGGTCGTGCGAACAAAGGCATCATCACGTTTCTGGTCAAAGAACTCACGCTTTAGCCAATGGTGCTCATTCCAAGGATTAAACGTAAGCGTTACTTGATAAAAAACTTGCGGATCATTTCCACGTAACGATTCAATCACCGTTTGTAACTTGCTAAATGATTCAATTTCATAGGCTTCTTCTACCCACAGCCAGCACAATTCACCGGTAAGGACATTAACTGAAGTCAGCTTCAATGGATCATCAAGGCCACGAAAGATGATTTTCTGGCCAGTTGGCAAGTAAGTGATTTCTGGCAATGACTCGTTATACTTAAAGTAACGCTCTAAGTGGAAGTCATTAATAGCCTTCTTGCATTCCACGAAGGTGCTGGTCTTGTTAGTGTTGGCATTACGCCTTACAACCAAGATATTTGACCACTGATACTTAACTAACCGGTAGATTAAATTGTGAGCGGTGGTTACCGACTTCTTTGATCCACGACTGCCTTTAATCACTCGGTAAAAGTGATGATCACGCCAGAAATCGGTATAACCATGACCAATCATCTTAGCTAAGTTAACTTTGATTTCCATTGCCTTGATTATCCTCCTTCTCATCTGGTTTCAAATTGTCGTTAAATACAATCCGAACAGCTTCATCACTATTATTTATCTGCTTAGCCTTAGCCTCCGCAATATCTGCTTCAGCCTCAGCTTTACGGATTTGAGCATCATTCATTGACCGGTCAAGAATATCCTTGGCAGCACTAAAGCGTACCATCTCACTACGTGCCTTAAGTAACTTTCTCATTGTGACAATTGCTTCACTAGTCAAGTCAGACAACATAAATTTATTGTATTCATCCTGTGCAACTCGAAATTGTTCATGCGTTTTCCAACCATAAAAAGTGGATTCCGCAACTTGGAGTTGTTCAGCAATTTCTGACTGCTTATATACGCCGGTAAAAAGCAACATAACAGCTTTTTGTTGCTTTTTGGGCAATGAATAAAAAGTCGCCAAAACTCTAATTTTCTCCGGTTTCATTACATACCACCACACCTCCGTTAATTGGAATTAATTAGTCTAAATTTTGTAGCATCGATTCTCAAACTTTTTGTAGGCGTCTAGGTAGATCTCACCCTTATCACCGTTATAGGTAAGCTCGTAATACATGCCATCACTTAAGGTCGTGCTGAGTAACGCTTTACTATTCTGTAATGCTTTAACTTGCCAAACAATAAAGATATCATCGACAGTGATTTGTTTTCCATCGGTTACATCTAAATGTTCATTAGCGTAGTCCAGTACTAAGGCTTTGCATTTACTTGTAAATTCAACATCGTTCATTTTCTGTTACCTCCGTTTTTAAACCAGTCGAAATCGACGGGTTTAGAATTAATCTACTAATCTACCACTTCAAAAGCTCGTCCATAATTTTCTGATCATAATAAGCAGCCCGACGTTTATTTGCTTCATGTAGAGCATCATCGATAGCCTTTTCCATTCGCAGACACTCAGTTAGCTCATCACTCTTTGGGACACTTGCAGGTATTTCCATGCTGCACCTCCTTATTTTCCACAATAGAAATCGACTTGATCACTAAGTTCCTTCATTTTTCGATTGTATTCATCTAGTAAATATTGAGCTGAATTATTGTCGCTCCCAACCGCACTCATCGTATTACCCAGGCCACTTCTAATTTCATTTAGTGAGTAACCTTGCCGAACCAAATCAAAGCAGACTGTGCTGATGGCTTGCGTTGTTTCGAACTCTTCTTGACTCATATTGATAATCCTATTATTTTTCTAGTAAACAAATCCGAATTGCCAGTACCCATGCATAGGTTTCCATAGCTCTTGCTTGAATACCAATGAGTTGCCGTTGTTCATCAGGAATATCTAAGTTACTGGCAGCCGGCCAAGCTTTAGCAATCTTGTCCGTCAGTTCATCGTATTCAGTGTTTAACTTTTTCAACAATACTTTGTTCATAATAATTACCATCCTTTTTATTTTTCTCCAAACTAAAAGCGCCATGCTGTTTAGCACGACGCTTATTCTTGTACCATCTATCTAGCCGGGCATCAGCCTGAACCCATTCAGGCGGTTCATACCCGTACTTACTTCTTATCATTTTCGCCATGAGGCACCTCGTCATCGATCAGCTTAGCTAGCCGTCTCAACTCATCAAAGCTAATTGACATTGCTACACTGTCTCCACCAACATCATCGGTAGCCAATAAGAAACCACTTGATGGATTAATTGCCAGGCTTAGTTCCTCACCAAAACCATCTTGATAATTAAAGCTTTTTTGCATTGTGCTACCTCCTAATCGTATGTACTAAAAAAGCCTGACGACAGCCAGGCTTATGTATTGTTGTCTCATAAGATGGCGACCCTGTTTTGTTCAACAATACAATCTAATATCATACTATATTTAGTGTTATTTGAGTTGCAATACACACTATTTATCTTACTAAAAAGAACCCAACTAAATGTCAGGCTCCTACACACGGCTGTTATCAGAAAAACGATTATAGTTTTTGCAACCATGTTTGATTATGTTGCCACAGCGCGCCTGTTCCTGCAGACAATCTGGTGGCCAGTTTAATTGCGCCGATTATGCGCTTGGTAGGGATTTGCACCCTACATGGTATCTTGACTTCGGGGTTGCGAACCCTGTCTACGCCATTGAAATACCACTACGCCCGTTGCGTCTACCTATTCCACCACAAGCACATGTTACACAGTTTTAGCCCTCATGAGTCGCCATGCTGCATAACTATATCGCCGGCAGGACTCGAACCTGTATCCCATTGTGGCTTACCAATTAGCCCACAGCGATACTCGCATTTAACGGCCGATGTTAAATACGAAGACTAATGCCAGCGGCAGAGAGGAGCGCATCACCCCTTATAAATCCGCCGGCTACACAGACAGCTGGATTTGAACCAACATAGACGGTTTTGGAGACCGCCATCTTGCCAATTAGATCATATCTGCTTAATAGACGGGCCATCATATCAACTTAATCAAGGAGGCAACACAAACTGTACATCTGTGCCCGCCTAACGTAGCCTGCTGGACTTGAACCAGCGACAACCTGATTAACAGTCAGGTGCTCTACCAACTGAGCTAAGGCCACATGAATGCTAGACGTACAAGCCGGGGTGACTTACCTAACATTCGATAATACTAATTTACTCCCCTTTTTCGGTTGTATCATACGATATATCTACGATGTTTCTACGATTTATAAATAACTGTGTAGATCATCTAACAAGTACGCATCAGCAAATTGTAAGCACGCACGGTTCTTATAGAAGTAATACCGGTCATTTCCATAACCTAACTCATTCATTAATTGATAGTCATATATCGCCGATTTATCTGCGAATAAACGATTAAGTAGCACCTGACTAATATGGTCACAACCGTTAATAGCTTCGCTTATACGCTTAACAACCTGTTCTGCATATAATTTACGGTAAATAGTTATCTCAGCCTTATTTCCATTCGTAGGTGCCTTAGGTAAGTCGCTAATAATCGGTGACTTTAAATTAGTAATATTCTGATGGCTTACCCGTTCCATCTTCGGTAGTTCTACTGATAAGAACTTTTTAACGTTCGCAATAGTTTTCTTTTCGTCTACTTCTGGAAATAAGCTACAATAATTCATATCTTGTACCTGACTCATTACCCGCCACCCCTTATTATGACTGTGCTATAATTAAATTAATCGGATTTAATCGTAGCGCGGCCTTTAGTGGTGGCGCTTTTTATTTACCTTGCAAAATAGTGCCTGATGTCTTATATTAATTTCTGTGAGACCGCCTCACACGTTTATCAACTTTCGGCTCCCTGGCAGTTTGCTGGGGAGTTTTTTTACAATCGCCAGCGTCGTACGATCCATGTCAGCAAGATCGCAATAATTACATAAACAATGATGACTCCTAGCACAATTGAACCAATCCAACTAACTAACTGCCACGGGGTTGCGTTCCATATCGCTTCAAATATCTGTTTCATTCGTCTTCCTCCCATTAATCCGACACAACCAGTGCTGAATATAGATAAAGCGTTTCGTCGTCCGGTCCTTGATGGCGTACCGTCTCAACTGACATACCAGCGTAGTCACATTCGACCGGCATATCTTCAGGCAGCTTCTTAAGCTCGTTAATCAAGTCGCCGACAGTGTCACCGCCTTCCCAGTTGTCGTCTGCCAGTGGGCCTTCAATGATAACTTGTTTAGTCCATGAGGGTAGGCTCCACTCAATCAGTTCCTTAACCCGTTCAATGTCAATTGGATAGTTACTCTTAACAGCAACGTCTTCAATCTTAGCTTCGTATTTCATTTGTCTTCCTCCACTTGATACCCGTCTAGCCACGCGCGGGCAACTAGTTCTTGACATTTTGAATATCGCCGTTGATCAAAGTTATAGGTTCCAGGTGCTAACGACATCCAGTCGCGCATCTTTTCAGGTCGTCTTTCAGAACAAAGCATGTCGCCGATTGAAGTGCCACCATTCTTACATTTTTCAATCCAATCAGAAACATATTTTGGAATTACCGGCAGTTCGGCATACATCTTCTTGAACACGTCATCTTCAATCGCCCAGTGCTCGCCTTTAATGCCAGTTGCAATCCAGTCACCAATGTCTACTTTCCCTGACCCTGTTAGATATAATTCAGGGCTGCTATGAGTTCCAAGTATTATTCCTGTGTCAATTAATTCATACTTATCAACCATCTTACTGCTTCCATCAAACTGCTCGGCCTGAAATGGCTGTTTGCAATAGACCTTCATTTGTCCGCCTCCTGTTTACGTTTTCCAATAAAAGGTGTAGATGTGAATACTTTTCCTAAAAACACTAGCCTTTCAGCAGCTCCGGGTTCTCGTGCACGTTGCCAATAACTTCATCGTCGTAGCTAAAGGTATGTGGTTTTTCGTCGCTAAGATTATTAGCATAAAAGCCGTTAATGATGTCCTCGCGATCAATCTCTAATATCCCTTGCTCTACAATTTGAATCAGTCCAGCTTTTGTTTTCAGAATATCTCCTTCATAGATATCCTTACCATTCACGTCTTTCAAGCCGGTAAACTGCTCAAGCTCAAACAGTGCGCCAATTCCATCAACTTTACCATCGTTAGAGCACTCGTCCTGCCCATCAGTACTAGCCTCTGCCCAATAGGCTTGACCATGAATGAATTCTACATTGTCTGGTAACAGCATTTTATTCTGAACTTTGTCCCACGCTCTAAACTTAATCATCGGTACCATCTCCTACATAAAATAGCGTTCAAATAGCTCATTAGGTATTAAGAATTGCTCACTATCACGATCTTCGATAATTCGATCATTAAGTGAAACTGGCTGTCGTCTACACTGATTCTCCTTGCCATAATTTGCTATGAATTCAAATCCCCATATATTAGTCCAAATCAACCCATGATATTGAAAGATTGCTTTCCAAGTGTTTCTTGGTCTATCTAGTTTTTTATCAAGCTTATCAGCAGTCTTAAACGCCTTCTGTACTTCATTACCCAATTCACTTGTAATCTTAATTACGTTAAATTCTGTTGGTTTAGCAACACATTTATCTAGTTTAATCATCGTCGCCATCTCCAATCATCTGTTAGAAATCGATAGTTCCAGCGCTATCACAATCCATGCCACAACAATGATAAAGGCAACTCCATGCCAAAATCCGTCTAAGAAGCTCCCAATGATCGTGACTAAAATAAATAAGGCTATCATACCAAGTCCGATTTTATTTCTAATACTCATTTTCAATCCTACCCGAACGCCCGCTTACGTTCCTCGTTAGTTGGTTCCTTGACGATTATCATGCTATGTCGCTCTCTTTCATGAATACTAACCAATGGGTTTTGCCACGTTTATCGCCGAACAGCGGTTGGTAACCAATCGCATCTAGCAGCTCGCTCAGCTTAATTTGCTCTTCATTCCACTTAAAAACCAGTGTTCCATGCGGCTTCAGCACTCGCATGCATTCGGTAAATCCCTGCCGTAGGTCAAAAGGCCATGTCTCGTCCAGTGTTCCATACTTCTTGGCCAACCAACTCGATTCACCCGCATACCGTAAATGAGGCGGGTCAAAAACGACCATGTAAAATGAATTATCGTCAAATGGCATGTTACGAAAATCGGCTACAATATCCGGTTTAATCTCAATTACTCGATCATGGCTAGAATTGTTATCAGTAGCCGTAACCGTTTCATTCCGCTTATCCATATATGTTACGTTCGGATTATGCTTATCGAACCAGAACATTCTTGAACCGCAGGAAGCATCTAGTATCACTTTGGTGTTTGACATTTTCCAACATCCTTCTTACTCTCCTCGACATGTTGCTTCATTCGCCGGTGCTTCCGTTTAATCGTTGAACGTTTCTTAGTGTGTTTAGGCATCTTCGTTCTCCTCAATCAACTTGTTTAAATACCACTGTGCCTTTTTTAGGTCTTCCAGCAGCTTGCCTTTGTATGGTGCGCGATCAATGTACTTGTAAACGTTAAACAACAACCCGCCTTCATATGCATTCCACTGGTTGTCTGACAATCTTTCTTTAATGACTTCGATTGTTTCTGTGCCGCCATGGTTGTAATGTTGCGGGTGGTCGACGTTGCTGGATTTTGGTTTAATTTCTTTTGGTAAGTTGTCGTGCATGTACTGAATCATTTCGGAAATAACGTAATCAATATCACGATGTTTTCCATCTTTAAATATAATCGTTCCATCATCTCTCATTCTCTTAATTACGTTCCATGCACCACTAGAAAACGGAATCCAATAGCCGCGTTTAATTTCAATTGCTGAGTAACGCTTTTGAGAAATTTCAACGACAATTCCGTACCGCATGTTGAATGTTGCGTTGCTTTCTTTATCCACATCATCGCCATAACGCACCAACTCGCCATCTTTATCACGCACGTAATGATTGACACAGCTGACGTACTCTTCGGCTTCTTTCACGAGTTGTTCAGTCTCGTATGAATTACTACCGTTAGCGTCAATTCCAATAAGTTGACTAATTCTTACGATATTACAGTCGTAGCTTCTAATTTCGCTGTGCACATCCGGTGCGAATTCATATTTCGACGTGCCGACGATGTTATACCAGAAAGAACCTGGCACACGAACAACTGGTCGGCCTTGCGAATCTCTTAAAATTACCATTATTTCAATCCTCCATAATGTAGTATCTATTTTCGTCAATCGAATCAATGTACTTATTACCACATTGATATTGCCAATCCAGCAATTAAAACGTAAATCGTTAAGGCTTTGGCCAACCCGTGTTCCTCATCTTCAAACGTCATTGAAACAAATAGCACGATCAAGATTAGAAAAACATACGCCCACATCCAACCATCCCCTATTAATGTGTATACCGCTAAAATAGCCATCCTAGGACAACCACAAACAGCTTGATACCGCCGACAACAACGAAGCAAACTGCTGTCCACGCTACCCAATCAGCAAACAAATCTTTAATCGTCATCATTCGCCCTCCATCGATTCTGCCATCGCCATAACCAGCGGGTAGTCTTCCCACGCTACTTCCGACTCATCTGCGTAGCCCATAGCTTCACAGGCCGCTTGTATGGCCCATGCTGGTATTTCAGCATCCATATCTAATCCCCCTTGTCATTCTGGTCAACATCATACCAGCCCTTAGCGCACATCAATTTCCAGCGATAATCATCACTCTTGATCACATGGTTTAAGTGCTCGCAACGCTTGAATGCATCGCCATACCGCTTATAAATTTTTGGGTAGTTTTTCATAATTTCGCCCTGGAAGGTCAGGACGACCATGTAGGCCACTACCGCTTCCTTACCCAATACCATTGATAAACTTGTCATCCTTGTTCAATCTCCTTAACCTCAATCTCAATCCTCGGCTGCCGGCCATAACGTTTACTAGCAACAATATCTGTTATCAGTGCGTCATCTTGCCAGTAAATGCCGTGTAATGCGTCAAGAAACGACTTGATATAATTGTCTAAATCTGGCTTAACGACTGGTAAGTGTCTGCCGTCAATCCGGCGCTGTTTTTCGACCTTAGACAAGCTTTGCTGTACCGGTCGATAAAATACCAAGGTAACTGCCAAACTGCCTGACAACGGCTGATGTCGATACGTGAGCATAGCTTCCTCAGCGACAGTCTGTTTGAATTGCTTGACTGCTTTAGGATCATACAGCCGAATTGACCGACCATAGTGCGTGGCACGCGGTCGTTGTTGCTGAACTGGCGTCAGCATGAAAGTATGCTTAATCATGTTTGTTTTTCAGCCCCGGTACCCAACTAATGTAATAGCCATTAACGACCCCGTTAGACATACTGGCCTGTCTAATCGAAAACTCTGGGGCGTCAATCTTCTCGCATAATCGTGCCAGTGTTTGATAGGCGATCACTTCGTCAGGATTGTTATACTTCTCAGCATGCCAGTAACCGTTATTCAGCGGCAGGCTGTATTTGTAGACTAAATCCTTTACCCGCTTGAATTCAATTGCCGTGCTTTCGGCTATCTGTCTAAGAGAATGTTTGCCATGCTTATGTGCTTGCCGAATGGCTTTAATATCTTCACGTTCTCCCCGCTTCGGATCTTGTTTCATACTGGCTAGGTAGGTCGCATCATCCCATGGCTTAGTTCCAGGCTTCACCAGTCTAACTGGAAACGGCCATTCACCAGATTTGTAGTTATGTTGCGCGAGCTTAAACATTTCCGGTTCTGGCCCGATTGATAGTGGGTGATCGATATCGGGTAGATCAGCGTTAATTACTAGCACCTGTGTTTCAGTCATGCGCTTACCTCCGTTTGCAATCCTTGTCTAGCTTGCTCTAGATCAATAAAATATTCGGCTGGCTTACCCCAACATTGGGTCAAATCAAAATTTAAGCCATCCCGCTGATATTCAATAATCAAAACCTCGAGTGCAAATAGCTTGTACTCATGAGCGCACACCTCATCTTGCGCGCTACCGCCAGCCTTCAGATGTCGCTTCATGCGCTGCTTAGTCCAGTGCAACGCGGCCGGTTCATAGGCATGGTTAGCGGCTAAATTGACTAATTGATTGCCCCAATTCATTTAGCTTCCTCCTGACTGTTCATGAGCGCTAGGAAATCCTCATCACTCATATCGTCCTGCTGGTTATCGCTTGAGTTTGGCTTAGAATCCGCCTGAGAAGCGCCGTTTTGCGCCCACTTTGGAATGATCTCTTTACGTCCGGCCCCAGACTTACCCTTTGGCTTAGGTGGTGTCATGTCGTAATTGCTTAACCAACCGCCGTTATCCAACCAGTTCGCTAGCTGCTGAACGTATTGTCCCTGTGTCCCCTTAACTTCCAAGTACCGCTTATAATTGCCGATACCCTGAATGATTTGGCTCTTAGTGGCTTTACCAGCGGGGTTGGCGCCAGTCACAGTAGCCCGATAATAAGCATTCCATGCGTCACCAAACTTTTCTTGACGTGGGTAAATAGCCCAGACATCTGTTAAAAATTCTTGCCGGCGAAGATCGCGCGGATCTTTATTCTTTTTTTTAGTATCGGTAGAGTCAGGTACAGTACTAGTAAGTTCTTTGGAGCTACCAGTTGGGCTACTATCTGGGGTACCAGTTGAGCTACTACTTGGGTTACTAGTTGAGCTACTATTATCGTTTCTAGTGGCCCAACTAGTACTGTAAAGCCTGATAATTTGGTACTGAGGCTTTTGCTTATTTCTTTTGCCGGGGACATATTTGATTAATCCAAGTTGTACAAGTTCGTTCCTAGCCACTTTAAGCCCGGAATCAGACATACCAGTAAGATCGAGCAAGGCAGAATTCTTTAGAGTAAATACGTTATCTAATTGGTACTCATCGTTCGCGTAGTCCAATAGCTCGCGATACAGATTATTTTGACCAATTGAGATATCTATTTGGTCTCGTTTCAGCTTTCTGTAAGCTCGTCTTTGCTTGAAATAATCCAAATCTACACCTCCTGTCCTTACTAATGGGCCTTTCACCCGTTCGGTGTATTCAGTCACTGCTGTATTTACCTTTCAAGCCAATTCGTTTTAATGTTTCTTTATCTAGTTTTATGCCATCTACTGGGACGTGGTATTTTGCACTAAATGCCACTGAGCCAATTTGCTCAATCTCACTGTGATGGATTCGGCACAATGCCATAACATGCCGTTTTGTGTGATCAACGTGTGCTCTATTCAAACCGGCTCCGATAACGTCTACATGATGGATATCAGCACGATTACCGCAGATCATGCAAACTCGATGACAACAACACTGGAACAAGTAATACTCTTGCTCACGCGGCAATAGTTTATAGCCTTCCTTGAACGGTACGTGCCACTCAAACATGAAGTCGATAACTAGGTCTAGCAACTGGTTAGCATCGCTCACAGACGATTCTGTGGTGTCTGACAGGCTAATCTGCTTGCCAAACGTGTATGACTCATACTGCAAATAAAATAAGTTTTTCAAAAAATCTGTTGGCATACCTGACCATGTATAGATGTCACTAAGCAACGCGAAGAACAAGCGTCGTTGTTGTGGCCTAGCTTTACGTGTGTCAGCCATTTCCCAGTCCATATAAAATTGGCTGTTGGAGCCACTAACGGTCTCTATATGGTCTAAATTAGGCTTCTCATCTAACCGTGCAACTAAATAGTATTGCCCATCCTGCTCAATTAGCTGTGCTCGCGACTGCTGCATCTAGTCACCCCAATGTTTGGAAGCTTTGTTTAACAACCAGTTTAAATTAGAAGGGTGATCCGTCTGGAATTGGGGGAAAGCCACCGCCATGATAACTATTAGCTGATTGACTACTATATCTTGGGGCTTGCGCATTACCAGCATTACTACTTGCTGGAGTGTTAAATCCATTACCTTGTTGATTGTTAGTCGTAGTGCCAAAACCACCACTTGTGCTTTTACGATTACCAAAGCCACTATTTCCTGTATTACCACTGCCTACTGGCCGCTTAACGCCATTCGGTTTGCTACCGTCTTGCATAAACGGTTTATGACTTTTAACACTTAAATAAGTTTTACCATTTTGACCAGTTTCCCAATCGACCGTGACAGCTAGTTTATTGCCAACAGCTTGCGAGACAAATTGCTGAATCGAATCAAATGAAGTCCCATTAGCTGCGCCTAGGGCAACCGCAATCGTGTTAAACCGTTTAATCGAAAGGTTACCTTTCTCCTCTGTACTGGTATCCCACACTTCATTGTCAAATCGAATTCGGCCACCCTTATATTTTCCATCGAGCACTTCATAATCAAATACTGCCATTGGGTTCCCGGCTTGTTGAGTTGTCGTGTATTGAGAACTGGGAGCAACCACCACATTGTATGTTCCGGCCTCCTCCACTGCTTGTCCGAGAATATTATTTGTATCTACTGTAAATAGTGCCATTTTTATTTCTCTCCTTTTTCTGACTGAATTAGCTCATTAGCTTTAATCAATTTGCGATCATCTAATCGGTTTTTAGCGTGATTCCCTTTTTCTGGATCCAAGTCAATCATTCGTTCACCCGCCGCCAAGTAAATACGGCCTACAAGGTCGAACATCGAAGTAAATGCGTTAAACGTTTTTTCATTCATATCAGCTTGAAAACGACCCTCGCCACTAATTCCTGATGATCCGTTATCAAGTTGATGAGCAGTAGCATAAATCGTTTTGCCACTTTCTTTTAGAATGGTTCCCAAATCACGAAACCATAATTGTAATTTCTGGTAATTCTGGCGATTGTCCTTAGCTGCATTGTCGATATTCTCAAGTACCAAGTTTTGTAGCGCCGTTACATTGTCCAAAACGATCACTTGATATTTAGTATTTTGAATAGCACGAATAATGCACTCTTCCACCATTGCTTGAATATTCGGAGCATCATTATGTTCAAAGATCACTACGTCTACATCCTTATCGCCAATCAAAACATTGCTAGACATATCAAAGCTAAAAACGAATTTATGACCTTTTAGTTGCTTTAGCAGGCTAGTTTTACCAGTACCGCCATCCCCGTAGATAAAGTACATGTTGGGTATCTCTGGAATATTCCCATCCTCATAAAACTTCATGGTTTATCATCCTTTTGCTTTAACACTGATTTTTGGCTTCTTTAGTGCGCCAGAGTATCCTGGCAGAGCCTGAAGGTTTGAGTCCATGATCTTCCCATCAGGGGTTACATATAGCTCTCCACTTGCTAATCGATTCTTGATTTTCGTTTCGTTTACACTCCGGGTCGTCTTGATTAATGTATCGTCAAAGCGTTCAAAGACTGCTGTAAGCTCTTTGGGTGTCGCGTCCTTATCTCGTTCAAGGTTCCAGTTACGAGACGTACTAGGGTTAACGGTGCCCATTTTGAAGCGAAAGAACTCAGTATCAACTTGTTCTTGATCACCCATTGCCATTCGCTGTAATTCTTGTAGTTGGTCAATTTGATCATCTACCGTCTTGATGGCCTTTCGATACTTATCAACTTCCATTTGTGGTTTTAGCATGGCCTTTTTAAAAGCCTTCTTATCTCGGGTAGCCTGCTCAAGCTTGGCTTCCATTTCATCGAGCGTCATGCCCGCAGTTTCTTCTTTAATCATTCTCATCGTCCTCCTCATCAGCAATGACGCCACTTTCAATCAGCTCTTCCTCAGTAGGTTCATCATCGCGCCAGCCTTCCGCAGCTTCTTCTTGGTCAATTAACCAGCTATCGTAGCCGTTCATTTCGCCACCTCCGTGTCAAACGTTGTCTTAGTGACTGTTTCGGAGTACAATAAAAATCGAAAAAGAAAATTTTGTTATGGTCTTGAAGCTTAGCTGTTCGGGTACTACCAATACCTGAATAGCTTTTTTCGTACTCAAATTTAGGATTTAGCGATACTTTGCGTACTTCCAATTCGTTCGACCTCCTTAAATTCCAAACCAACTAGCAACTTCATGACGCTTGAACCACAATACTGTTAATGCGCAGCCTACTATTGCTCCTTCAATCATTGCTATTTCCTCCTAATCTGATAAACCAATACTGCATATCTACTTACCCTCCGGCAACAACATAATGAACTTGTCAACCTCAGCTCTTACATACCAAACTGAGCGCCCATCTTTATGTGATTTAAGTCCTTTTTTCCTAAGCTGGTTCAACTTAGAATCAGAATCTATGTGCAGGTAATGTTTACACTGATTACGTGACATAACTGGTGGATAGTAGCGTTCGTCAACCACATTATCCATACGACCAAATATATTGGCAGCTCGTTGTAGAATATACTCATCAATTTGACTATTCATATCAGCGAATACGGCACCCATTACGTTTGGCTTTGAGACAACTCGATTTTCACTCATTTAGATTCACTCCCTTACCGCAAACCGCTTGTTGAAATTAGAGAACATTTGGAAAATTTCTTCATCATTTTTCCCGGAATACTCTGCTTGAGCTAACCAGTCGGTTTCCTCAGCAGTGAACTCTTCGAGATAGTCCTGCAAGTAATCATCAATCGCTTGCTGTTGCTCTGGTGTTCGTAGTTCGATTGGAACCCGCACTGCTAACTTATACAACGGTTCTCGGCTCTTACGTTCGTTCTCCTCACGCTCTTGATCATTAGAAGTCGTGTAAACGTCATGGCGAACTTTAGGATCATATTTAGCCGTTGGTATCTGATAGTCCTTAGTAGCTGATGCCATTGATAGTCTGACGTCTTGTAACAACCTAGTGACTGATAACCGCATGGACTTGTCTAGCCCCCGCTTACCTGACCGGTAACGACTCCCTTGGCCCATGCTGACATGGATTGCCTTGGAAAAATCACCATTACTAATACCACGGCGCTCAACTGCTGCGCTTAGCAAGTCGTGGAATGCTATTCTATTTTGCATAACCTCACCTCCCTTCAATTGGGAAATTACTGTGTATATTTTGCCAACCTAGTTTATTAGGATAAAGACAAGGTTTGAGTTTGGCGCCATTCAGCATCCACTGCTTTATCTACCTTGTCTTTCGCCATTTCATACAACCGATTAAGCCGCTTGTCATTTTCGTCCGGCGTTGTCATCGCTTTAAACTCGGCTCTGGTAAAACCAAGTGCTTTCATAATTACTTCAGCTTTTTCGCTTTTACTCATTGTTGCTGCCTCCCATTGGTCTTTGACATTTGAATATTTACGGGCTACTATTTGAAGCTTAGATTTGACTACATTTTGTAGTTAAAAAGGTCAAAAAAAATCTTTTCCTTAGGAATATTGAAAAAGTCTTCCAACTTTTGAAGTTCCCGAGGTTTAGGATTCCTTTTTCCAAGTTCCCAAGCACTGACAGTCTTTTCTGACACTTGCACTACCTTAGACAGTTCTAATTGGGTCAATCCTTTTTTCATCCGTAATTCTCTTAAATGGTTCAAATCAACACCTCCTAACTACGTTTTGTAGCTTACGTTAATTATACTACCCTACGTTTTGTAGTATGTCAACGTTAAAAACTCTGTTTTGTAGCATTTATTTTAAAACTCTACTTTTTGTAGTATTATCATCTAAAGATATACGATTGGAGGGGACTCTATGTTCTCTGAGAGACTAAAACTATTGCGTCAAGAAAACAACTGGACCCAAAAAGATCTAGCAGATAGAATAAACGTTTCAGCAAAAACTATTGGTGCATGGGAACGTGGAACTAGAGAACCACCGATGGATACTATCACAGTTTTTGCCAATATATTTGATGTTTCAACTGACTACTTACTTGGCACAAGTAATAGCCGAAAAGAGTCTAGTAATGAAATTGATTTAGGTGAACAAATCGAGGATAAAAACAAAATTCTCAAATATCAAGGCCGTCCAATACCTGAAGAAGACCTTAATTTAATTTTGCGCCTACTAAAAAGTGGTAAGGATGATGATGCTGAGTGAATGATAAATTTGAAGTGTTTATGGAACGGTTATTACAATATGCGTTTGATAGCAAAATTGGTTACATCTTAACAAAAAAATTGGAACCTTATACGCCATCAGTGGCTGTTCCTGAAGACAACCAGATAATTATTAATATGAATTGGCACAATCATGATGAGATTCCATTTTCTTTAGCTCACGAAATTGGACATTTTGTCAACGGGGATACTGGGACACTCTATTACACTTCTAACACATTTATGCAGAAGTCTGAACGGGAAGCAAACCTAAGGGCTTTAGAGCTAATCTTGCCTATTTATGCTGACATTAACCAAGGTATGGTTCCTAATAACTATCAAACTGTTATGAATCAATTACAGATACCGCAGTGTCTAGATAATGATGTACGAGTCCAGCTTTTTAAGATGGATTTTCATTAATTAACCTGATCAGCTAGGAAATCATCAAAATCCATAACAAAGGCATTTCATTTATTGATTACACTTATCGGGTTGATAGCTTGTTGGTCATGAATCCGATTATATTAAAGGATTTTAGTTCAAATTAATCTATATGATATGAGGAGTATATATTATGGGTGAAAAGATTTTGGGATTAGTATTAACTATTGTTTTTGGATATATTACATATCGCTTGTATAAAAACAATAGTATGAAAAAGGGAGTGCGTTTGGGGCTGACAATATTCACAAGTATCTTAACCGTGTCGTCCCTTGTAGGGCCTTATACGGAAAGTAGCAACAAAGCAACTGATAGCAGTACCATTTCAAAAGTTGATAGCCAGGCCCTTTCAAAGAAAGCCAGTTCCAATATTGAAAAAGAAAAGGAGAAAGAAAGCCGTTCTGAGTCCAAAAGTAGTGCAGCAAAAGTAAAAAGCGAATCTAAGAGTCAGTCTGCTTCAAGCAGTAAATCTGAATCTCAGAGTGAAAGTAAACTGGTAGAATCAACTAAAAATAAAAACGAGCAAAAGAACTTCGAAAAGTTCCAGCAAGATTTAGGTGATGCACCATCAACTACTAAAGGATCTATCACCTCGGCAAACTATGACCAGACATCAGGGACTTTAAAACTTACTTTATCTGATGAAGCACTAGATTTACAGGGTGCACAGTTAAAAGAAGTTGTCAGAGCAGCTTGGAATGCTGGGAACTCTCTGGTTGACTCAGACAAACCATTCCCTGATGATAAACGGGTGGTATCTATTATTATTCAGGATTCTGCCGGAAATCAACTTGCTCATTCAAGCGCATTTCTTCATGAATTTAAATATGACGCAGATAAATAACAATTATTAGCCCTACCCGGGCTTTCACGCGAGCGTAGTTCAACGGTAGAATAGTTTCTCATCTATTTCCTTCAAAATACAACTATGTTAGGTTCAACTCCTGCCGCTCGCATTTAAAGTTTAATCGGACCTTTAGCTCAGTTGGTTAGAGCAGACGGCTCATAACCGTCCGGTCGTTGGTTCGAGTCCAACAAGGTCCATTCACGCGAGTGTAGTTTAGTGGTAAAACGACAGCCTTCCAAGCTGTAGTCGCGGGTTCGATTCCCGTCACTCGCTTAAAAAATTAAGAAACATTATTACTTGGAGGAATCTTCATGAATTCTGATACTGATTTACATATTCAAGATGTTAACGACATTTTAACTGCCCTTCCAACTGTCAATGAGGATGCAACCTACTGGATGGTGCGAGCAAATAAAGGCGAGTATTATTCTGACTTTGTAATATCTCAATATGTTGGAATTGGCTACGACGAAATTTCGCTTAAAGAGGCTCGTGATAAGACCAACGATGAGCTCACAAACATTTTCCATGATAGAAAACCGCTTGATGAAAATGGTAACCCAATTCCTTCTGGTACCTACACTTCTTGGATTGGACAATTAAAACGATTTAGTAGTGAAATAAAAACCGGTGATTATATACTAGTGCCAAGTGATGGGTCTGATCATTTCTCGTTAGGCATTGTTATTGGGGAACCTTTTGAATTATCTGACACTCAGCTTACTAAATTAAACGATATTACTATTGAGGGTAGAAAAAAATCGCCATATAAAAAACGTATTAAAGTTCAGTTTATGCGTAGTTTTACCCGTTCAGAAGCCGACCCTGCACTTTATAAGATGATTTATACTCAAACAACCGTTAGTAAAATAACAAAATACGCACCATTCATTTTACGAGCAGCGTTTGATGCATATGTTTCTGGCGAAAAGGTATATTTAACTTTTCCTGTAAACAAAAAGGAAGATATTAATGCAAGACCGTACACTTCCTTTCTCTATCATTTAACTGAATCATATGTTGCTATATCACCTGATTCTGATCCAGTAATTAAAAGTAATGTTCAATCTGCTGGTGTTGTTCAACTAGTTCTTGAGCTTGGCATGGCAACTGGAATATTCGGCCTTATCTGGGTTTGCTTACGAAGTAAGGTAGGTTTTACCATCGATGTAAAGCTCAGAGAGGGGAAATTTAAGTTTAAGAAAGAAGACTCCGGCATCGTTGCTCAGCGAATCTCAAAAGAAAAATCAGAACAAGCAATTGCGGAACAAAGGGCACATGATGAGCATCTTCAAAAGATGATTCAGCTGGCTAATGAATCCAATGTACCAATGGATAAGATTCAAGCAGCAGTTTCTTCAGAGCTTGAAAATGCCGTAAAAAAAGCGGCTATTCCCAATGATAAATCCGCCGAGGATAATCAAGAATAACCACTTGTACTTTATCTGTAATATATTTTAAACACACTCAGAACCACAATTACATCTACTACCATTGCTATCACCAACAGTAGTAAATCATTGGAAATAACATTTATTAGATGTAATAGACCATTAGTAACATAGTAGAATGGTGTCAACAGAACTAGGACAATACTTGAGTACGCAACAAAAACATCTAGTTTTTTACTCATTGATATTCCCCCCTTTGCTTAGCTAATTTTAACACAGATATACTAAGCCAGGCACCAAATCATTCTTAAAAGTTTAAGCAAATAAGCTATAAGGCCTTGTAATATTCTTACAGGCTTTTATTTAGAGTTCAAAAAGAACGTACGTTTGTATCTTGGGAGGAATAATCATGCAAATAACACCAGGAAGTAAGAAATCACGGAACGTTTTAAGAAGAACAGATATGAACTCGCCCTATCCAGATTCTGTTAGCAAAGACTATATCATTGATTATAAATGGAACCTAGTTATCACTCACTACGATGTTAACAAATATCACGTATCAGTATCCACAATGAGCGGGCAAGAGTTGCCTAGCAGGCAGGCTATTACCTGCATCAGTCAATTAGGCCTATTTCCACATCGCGAACACTATATTCTATACACTGCAGGCACAAAAGTTGTCCATTTTGATATTACAGAATAGATGGAGGCAAAAATATGGCATCAAACTATAAAATATCTGAAATCACTTTAAAATCTGGCGATACTAAGTATCAATGTGTTGTTTATGTAGGATTAGACCCTGCTACAGGTAAACAGCGCCACACTACTATTCGCCGTGACACATATAAAGAAGTTGAACAAGCACTTCATGCATTCATCAAAGATCGTGACGATGGCAAACTAGCCACAAGTGACAATAAAACATTTAAACAAGTATACGACGAGTGGCATATTCAATATGCCAAACGGGTTAAACCCAGTACTCTCTATAACGTTGACAGTAAATATCGCGCAAACATTTTGCCTTACTTTCAATATTATGCGATTAAGAAAATCACTCCCCGTATTTGTCAGAAGATGATTAATAATGTTGCTGAAAAGATAAAATCAGTAAACGAGATGAAAATGTATGCAAGCTTAATATTCAAGTTTGCCATGAAACATGGGTATATCACTAAGAATCCAATGGAATTTGTTGAGATACCTAAAGACCAAAAATCATTCTACTGGCAAGGAACTCAACAAATCCAGCGCAAATACTGGCTTAAATCTGAGGTACAACAGTTCCTAGAAATAGCGCAAAAAGAGTTTCGCTTTTATGATTATGCTATGTTCCGCCTGCTATTATTCTCAGGAATGCGTAAGGGCGAAATGCAGGGACTGAATTGGTCAGATCTTGATATGGAGTCTGGTGAGCTAAAAATTGATAAGACACTAACGTGGAACAAAATAAAAGGCAAGTTCGAATTACAAGCTCCCAAAACAATTACGTCAAATCGGATTATCATAATTGACCCAGTTACAATTAAAATTCTTCGCCAATGGAAACTAGAACAAAAAAAGGAATTAATGGCGCTTGGTAGAACTAAGGAAATAACCAAACCAGATTATCCTATGTTCCTCAACTTACATGAAACATACTTTCCATTGTCACATTTAAACAATGTAATGGATTATAACTTCTATAAACACCACCCAACTTTTCACAAAATAAGCGTACATGGATTACGGCATACTCATGCTTCCTTATTATTCGAAGCTGGGGCAAGCCTAAAAGACGTTCAATCAAAACTAGGCCATAAAGATATACAAACGACCATGAACATTTATACTCATGTTACCGAAACAAAGAAGCAAAAAACTCAGGATAAATTTGCCGAATTTATGGGTTTTTAA